TTATCCAAGAAAGAATTGGTCAAGTTTAATGTTGTTTAATTGTGAACATCCTGATATTAAAAAATTAAGTGTGAAAAATATTAACAAAAAAGACGCAAAATGGTTGCATAGATTTGAATGGACAAGTGATGAATGTGTAGGAGAAATACCAGCAACTTTCAATTGGTTAGAAGGTTGGTATAATGACAACGTAGACCCAAAAGCTATACATTATACACGTGGCGGGCCTTGGCATAAAACGTGGGATGGTCACTATAAAGATAAATGGGTAAAAACATATAACAAATTAGTTAAGGAGAAGTCAAATGGCTGAAGAAAAAAAGTTCTCAGAAGAAGAACTAAAACAAATAAATGATGTTGCTGACAAATATAATGCACTTCAAACTGAATTAGGCAATCTTAGTGTTCAAAAGATTTTAGTAGATGACAGAATACTCGCTATTCAAGATAGAGAAGCTGAAATTAGAAAAGAATGGAAACAGAATCAAGTAACCGAGCAAGACTTAGTAAAAACACTTAGTGAAAAGTACGGTGAAGGCACTCTTGACCCAAAAACAGGAAGTTTTATACCTGTAGATAAAAAATAACACTATAAATATAACGTTTGGGATTTTTCTCAACTATTTATATATGTTTAACAATAACCTTATTTCATAGGAGAATATAATGGCAGAAAGAATTGTAAGTCCCGGTGTATTTACGCGGGAAAAAGATTTATCATTCTTGCCTCAGGGTGTAGCAGAAATTGGAGCGGCGATTGTCGGACCAACTTTACGAGGCCCTGCATTTACTCCAACCGTAGTAACAAGTACATCTGACCTTAAAAAGAAGTTTGGACCAACAGGCGGAACAAGACCTTATTATACAAGTATTGCAGCAGAACGTATGCTTGATAATGGAGCTCCGAGTGTTACTATTGTTAGAGTATTAGGCATAGGAGGATATCAGGTTGATGCACTCAACCTTTGTGAAGGAACAGGACCTAATAATGGTCGAGTCTTAATGACTTTAGTACCTTCAAATAAAGCAAGTGCAGGAACAGGAGATTTAAGTCAATCAAGAATTAGTCACGTAGTAAACTATGCATCAGGTTCTTCAAACTTAGCATCTGCATCACTTGATGTTGCTTTGTTTGTTTCAGGTTCAGATGTTTCTTTAGAAACTATTGAAGGTTTTCGTGTTGATTCCGGTACAAACTCTATTGGTGTATCAGCACAAGATACAAACAACTCAGTTTATTTATACAAAGATTATAACTCTGAAGGTAACGTTTTAAATCCTGCACCAACAGCATCTGTATCGATGTCTTTTCATACACTTGATTTATCAGGCGGTTCACAGACATATAGTGCTAATGGTAATGCAGGTACTTGGACAGGTAATAGTTCTTACTCTGTAGCAAGAACACCTTATATCCAATCACAAAAGTTTGGAAGCGCAAGAAAGAACTTGTTCAGAGTTTATACACGTGGGTATGGCGATGATATGAATAAAAATTATCACATATCTATTCAAAACGTAAAAGCTGCTAATAGTGCTAACGTAGCTCCAGGATATGCTCAGTTTGATTTATCTGTTTATCTATTTGATGCAGACGCAAATAGCTATTCTGAAGTAGAAACTTTTTCGCAGTGTAGTTTAGACCCTGAAAGTAACAGCTATGTTGTTAACAAAATTGGTGATGGATTTGAAACTTGTGATTCACAAGGTAATCTTACAAAGTATGGTGCTTTTGGAAACAAATCTGATTTTATCAGAATAGGTGATTACTCTATATTACCATCTTTAGATAAATCTACAGCACCGATGGGACATAGTGGTGTTTTTAATCCAGGACCAGGTGGCATAAATGTACCATCCGCTTCTTTTCACAGAAGCATTGATGATGCAAGTGGAAATGTCGATTTAGGTAAATTCTATGGCTTTGATTTTAATACTGCTAACAAGTTAAATCAAGCATACTTATCTCCTATACCTGCTACAGCAACCGAAGGAGCTAATCCTACAATGTCTCTTGAAGATATGAAAGGTACTTCAGGCGGAGCTACAGGTTTTGCTGATGCTTCAACAAATCTATCATTGGGTTCAGGTACACACGTACAACAACGTAGATTTAAAGTTCCTTTTCAGTGGGGCTTTGATGGAGAGAATCCTGCTCGTAACATATACTTCAATGGCGACATTGTATCAAGTAACTCGCAAGGATTTAATTTAGCAACCTCTACTGATAGTGGTTCAGTTGCTTATAATCAAGCGTTAGGTACAATTAAAGACCCTGATAGAATTGATATCAATATGATTATCACTCCAGGTATCATACACGAGTATCATCCTTCAGTTAGTAATAACGCAATGAGTATAGCTAAGAGTCGTGGAGACGCTTTCTATATTATGGATGGTTCACGTTGGGGTGCTACGGTATCTCAAGCAGTTAGTAATGTATCAGGTATCGATAACAACTATGTAGCTACTTACTTTCCTTGGGTGAGCATACAAAACCCAGGTGGTGGCGGTGTAATTTGGGTACCACCATCAGTAGTAATGGCAGGTGCATATGCTAACAACGATAGTATAGGCCAAGAGTGGTTTGCTCCCGCAGGTCTTAATCGTGGTTTGATAGCTGCGCAGGATGTTAAGAGAATCTTGACACACACAGAGAGAGATGAATTATACGATGGTAGAGTTAATCCTATTGCTTCTTTCCCAGGACAGGGTATTGTAGCATTTGGTCAGAAAACTCTACAATCAAGACCATCTGCTCTTGACAGAGTAAATGTTCGTAGATTATTAATTAACTTGAAGAAGTTTATTGCTTCATCTTCAAGATTCTTAGTATTCGAACAAAATACTGCGGCAACAAGAAATCGTTTCTTGAACATTGTCAATCCTTATATGGAATCAGTACAACAACGTTCAGGTCTTTCGGCTTTCAGAGTAGTAATGGATGATACCAATAATACTCCTGAAGTAGTAGATAGAAACCAATTAGTTGGTCAAATCTTCGTACAGCCTACAAGAACTGCTGAGTTTATTGTTCTTGACTTTGTTGTCTTGCCAACAGGAGCAGCATTTCCCGAATAATAAGGGAGGTTAAAAGAACTGAGGGGCTCATAACGAGCCCCTTTTTTCTTGGAAAATAAAACTAAGAAAAAACTAAGAAAAAAGAAATACATTCTTTTATACGATTTTGTGATTTCTATATATTTATAATAGAACAATAAACTTAACAGGAGAAAACAGATGCCTGATTTGATTGGAGCTAACGAAATATTTTTTACACCTTTCGAGCCTAAAACGAAAAATCGTTTTATTATGGAAATCGAAGGTGTACCGAGTTTCTTAATTAGAGCGGCTAATCGTCCATCAATAGAATTTGAAGAGATTGAATTAAATCATATTAATGTTAAGCGATATGTAAAAGGGAAAGCTTCTTGGCAGCCCTTAGACATTACTCTTTATGACCCTATCGTACCAAGTGGTGCTCAAGCAGTAATTGAGTGGATTAGACTTGGACACGAATCAGTAACAGGAAGAGACGGATACTCTGACTTCTATAAAAAGAATGTGACATTCCAATTACTTGGACCTGTTGGTGATGTTGTTGAAAAGTGGGACCTTAAGGGTGCTTACATACAATCTGCAAATTTTGGAGATTTGGATTGGTCAGTTAGTGAACCTGTAGACATAACTTGTACGTTACGTTATGACTACGCAGTATTACAATTCTAATATGAACTTTTTTAGAGAAATGCTTTCAAGTGATGCGAAGATATCGTCTAAACGATTTATAGGCTTCGCATCATTTGTTATGCTTATAGCAAGTTGGGTTGCAAATACATTTTGGCAGTTCGAAGTAAAAGATGTTATTCTTGAGAACTTTATGTATATAACCGTAATTGGTTTAGGCGTAACTGCAGCAGAAAAATTTGGTCGTAAATAAATAGTTTTAATTTCTTAACTTAATAAGAGGTAATTGTTATGAGTAAATTTCCTACAGAGGTAATAGACTTACCTTCTAAAGGATTAGTGTATCCAAAAGAACATCCACTATCGAGTGGACAAGTTGAAATCAAATATATGACAGCAAAAGAAGAAGATATTCTTACTTCTCCAAACCTTATAGATAAAGGTATTGTGTTAGATAAACTTTTAGAAAGTATTATTGTTACAGAAGGAGTTAAGTTAGAAGACTTCATTATTGGTGACAAGAACACTTTATTAGTATCAGCACGTATACTTGGATATGGTAAAGATTATCCAATACAACTTGGTGATGAAGAAGTAAATGTTGATTTGACAAGTTTAAAAGAAATATGGATAGATGAAAAAAATCTTGTTGAACCACACAAAAATGAATTTAACTATACGACTCCAAAAGGAAAAAACAAAATAGTTTTTTCTATATTAGATGGTCATATGGAAAAACAACTTGAAGATTTGAACAAAGCATATGAAAAAGCAGGACAATCAAGAGAGTTAACAAATCGATACAAATTAATTATCAAATCAGTAGATGGTAAAGTACAACGTGGCGAGATAGATGATTTTGTAGACAATCAGTTTATGGCTTTAGATTCAATGGCTTTTAGAGAGTATATTAAAGAAGTTAGTCCTGATATAGATTTTACAACTCAAGTAAAGTTAGCAGACGGAAGTGAGCAGGAGGTAACGGTCCCAATGACCGTTCGATTTTTTTGGCCTAACGCCGAAGTATAGAGAAAGCGTCTACGAACAAATATTTCAATTAGGCTACTACAGCCAAGGTTTTCATAGTTTTGATGAATTATATAATATGCCCTTAGGTATGAGAGAGTGGTATTATAGAAGATTAGTAAAAGCTAAAAAAGAAGAAAACGAAAAAATCAAAAAAGCATCAAGTAAGTATACACGTGCAAAATAAAAAAAATCGCGCAACTATAAATTATCTATCAGCATCTTTATCATTTGAAGAAGATAGAATAACTTACATAAATACCGAAGGTAAGTTAATTAATGTTATGATGGAATGGGAAGACCCTATAATGTCCGCTTCAGCCGCATATGTTTGTGAGAACGGAGGAGATATTTTAGAGTTTGGTTTTGGAATGGGTATAAGTGCTGATTACATACAATCACACGATATTTCATCTCACACTATTTGTGAAATACATCCTCAGATTATTGAGAAAGCAAATGAGTGGGCTAAAGACAAACCTAATGTAACAATCGTTGAAGGTAGTTGGTATAGTAATTTAGATAAGTTAGAAACATATGATGGTATATGGTGGGATGCAGGATTTACTTCTGATACACAATACTTTAGTTCATCTTTATCACAATTAACAAGAGAAGGAACTCGTGTTACTTGGTGGAATGGTGATGAGACAGAAAAGAATAAATTTCCGTTCTTTCCACAAGATTATTCTTTTCAAAAAATAACAGGAATCGAACCTGTAAGTAACGATTATTTTGACGAAAAAACTTCAATTTATTTTATGCCAAAAAAAGAATTTTAGGGTAACTTGATATTTATATACGAGTCTTAACGGAGAATCTCTATGAAAAATCAAATCAAAGAAGGGTTCATTGATAAATTCTTTAGTGCTATTGCTAAAGGTAGAGTAGATAGTACTATGAAGAAGTTAATAAAACAAAATCCTGAACTTGCAAAAAACATAAAAAAACGACAAGAAATAGATAAAGAAATAGACGCTATTTTAAAAAGAATATAAATAAATTATGGCTGATAATTTCGCAAATCTAAAAGAAATTCAAGATTATCAAAAACTTCTAAAAGAAATAAAAGAAGAAGAGGCTAAAATCCTTGCGGATAGAAGAAGATACAATAAAGAAGGAAACCTATCTAAAAAAGCACAAGAACAAATCTTAAAACTAATTGCAGACCAGCAAGTAGCTGAACAAGAGATAGCTAAACTACGTGTAAAATCTGCTGAAGAACAGAAAAAAGTTGGTAAAGACCAAATAAGTTTTCAAAAAGAATTAAATAATTTAGCTAAAAAATCTAATAAACTTGCATCATCTAAAAAAGGCCGTATATTATCAGCTTTTGGGTTAGAAGCTAAAAATCAAAAATTTATCGATAAAGCTAAGGAAGCTTCAACATTAAAAGAAAAAAATGCCTTCAAAGAATTAGAACAATTACGTATAGACTCACTTGATGAACTTGCAGACGGCACATTTGATTTAGATATATTTAAGAGTAAATTAGCAGATATAGATTTACCTGATGATTT